TTCGGAAGGTTCGTATCGACGGGAATCTTTTCCCCGCCATAGACGGTGGGAGCATTTTGGATGCCGTTTGTTAGCCAACCAGCCATGTGTGTATTTTCCTTTAATTCTTTGGATTATTTGATTGTAAGTAAGTACGTTTAATTTTTTGTACTAGTTCAGCATCTCAACAATGAGAGCCTTAGCTACAATGTCGTTAGCATTACCTGTACCAGCCTGGCCGGTCAACTTAATCACGATACCAGCAGTGTCAGTTTCCGCACCAGTTGTGATGAGGGGTGCGACACCAGTAGTACCGACCTGACCGAGACCAAAGACGGCTTGAGTGCTGGGACCAGTCTTGAAGACATCCACTTCTAGCCACCAACCTTGGTTGTTAGTCGCAGCAGTCGGAGTGGCAAGGACTTCTGAGCCGAAGTACAGCTTCATAGTCTTGTTGTCAGCGTTTGCAGCTGTATTACCCCAAGCAGTAATTCTAACACCCTTAGGGGCGGCAGAAAGAATCTTAGCGGGGAGTGTGTAGGTTATCAGTGTATCTTCAGTCGTATCAGCGCCGTTACCAGTGCTGGTGGTATTGACATAAAGAACACCTTCGGGGTTAAACGTACTTGTACTATTACCGGCTTGAATAGCAGGTGTAGTGGCGACGTTACCACCGAATAGCTTATTCAGATAAGCACCATCGATTATACGGAACCCACTGGGGAAGTTTGAAAATAGTGGCGGGAAAGCCATTAGTCCTCCTATTCTGGTCGGTCAAGTCAATATCCAAAATCCAGGGCGGTGACCGGCCCCCCGGGGAATTCACATTTTTATCTTGCTAACCAAGCCCCATTGCCTGTTGGCGTCTGGGGTGGTGCCTTTTTTAATTTTAGAATACGTTGTTCAGTCTCACTTGCAGTAAGGCGGCGCTTACCAGTAATCTTATCAAAAATTTCAGTGAGACCCCAAACCAGAGCGTCTACACGGTCAGGAGACCCGTTTGAGATGTTTCTGAGATTGTCAGCGGAGAAGAGGCACATTTGATCTTCTAACTTATCAAACTGCCCTACGTGATGGACTCTACCCTGTTCGTACAATGCACTGATTGGTTCGGCTCTTACGACCTTACCTCTAGATGCATGAACTAGTTTTACAGGAACTGACCGATCAACAGCCTTAATGGTACTTTCGACCATGTCACCGCCTTGATTCTTCTCAGCGATGATCTTGTCCGCCGACCAAGACCTGTACAATTTTACAGCCTGTTTGGCCCAATCTTCAGGAGAGCCTCTTAAAGTTCCATCCTCAAGAACGTAACCCTGAGCATAACCATCTTGGTCTCTTGCGAGCCCGACGACAATAATACCATGCTCATCTGACCCTTCATTATTACTTACGGCGGGGTCGACGGCTACATAGACACGTTCTAAATCTTGAGGCACGTTTTCAGGTTTTAGACGACTTCCATCAATAATATCTCTATTCCAGAGGGCTCCAGGGATATCTCCCAGGATTTCCCCCTCCAGCTCCTGGCGACCTAACCTAGTACCTCCGTAGCGCTCGTAGAGGGCCTTGACGGTTGTGGTGGCTAGGTTGGACTGATTGTCAAGAGTTGAACCTCTAGTGACCACGGTATCCGGATCGGCCATCAATCTCTTAATCAGCGGAAGAGGCCTTGGTGTGGTCGTTACAAGAGCTTTGGGGTGTTCACCTAGACGGAGACCAAACTGTAGTTGATCCCAGGTCTCCTGCATATACCTAAACTTTGCAAGCTCGTCCACCCATGCTGCATGGTGTTGAGGGCCCCGGAGCTGATCTGGTTCAGTCGCATTGTAAACCCATGCTTCGACCCCATTGGGCCATGTCAATCTTCTGTTGGTGGGGGACCATTCAGGCCTGAACTCTTTGGGATGGCAAGCAAGGAGGCCAGAGTCTCCGAGTACCATAACGTCTCTTGCATCTGCTGCTGTTTCAGCGACGAGAGCGATACGCCTCCAACCGCTGGGAGGAGGAGCAAGAGGGGTCGACCCGCAAACGTTTTCACGAATCCACTCTGAACCCATTCTGGTCTTTCCGAAGCCACGACCGGCTAGGACTAACCAAGTGTTCCAGAGACCTGGGGGAGCCTTCTGATTCTCTCTCGCCCAGAAGTGCCAGTGCCATCTAAGTTCCGCTATCTCCGCTTCGCTCAGGGAAGACAACAACATTATCCGTTCCTGCTCGCTTAGCGAGGCCAGATATTCTGCTGGAGAAGGTTGCAACTGATTCCTTTATACTTTCTTCGTGTCTGATTGCAGCTCCGTCGGGTCCAGAAATCTCCTGGCGCTCCTTCCAAAGGGCGATTGACTTACCGACCAATTCAATAGCCTTGAGTTGATCAGAGGTTTTAATTTGATCACCTTCAATGATGGCAATCAGTTTTTGAATTAGATACTCAGCCTTTACTTCTGACTTTTCAGCACGAGCCTTTAGTCTGGCTTCAATTTCCTTTTGAATCAGGGGGTGCTTCATTAGAAGGACGGCTTGTTGTGTCGGATTCTTTGTCTTGTATGAAGATAGCTCCATGGCCTTGGTGGCATTCATGTGGAGCATGTAAAGATCGATGAACTCATGCATTTTGGCGGTAAGCTTTTTACCCTTACCGTTGCCTGAGATACCACCAGTGTTTACATTTAGAAATGGCATTTTTTATGAAAGCCTACCGATTTTGTGTTCGTCGCATGTCAAGGATGCAAATACGATGTGATCCTTGAGGAGTTTTGCTTGCGCTAATTGAGCCTCAGCTTTGCAGGCTTCCATAGTTGGAAATACCTTTGCAACTCCGATGAGGTCGTCCTGAGGGCCTAAAAATAGTATTGTCATTAGAAAGATTGAATACATTTTTATACCCTCTAACAGATTACGACAAAAGTCAAGAAAAAGTCTTATGACTTTGGATTCTTTTTGTGGGCTCCAGCCGTCCTGGCATAGGAGCGATTCTCGTGTTTTGTTTTTAATTTTAAATTTGAAGGACTGTTGTCCTTTGGATTACCATTCTTATGGTCCACATCCTTGCCGTCACCCTTATGGGCCTTACCGGCTGCAATCATTTCTCTGCGGGCAGCGTTACGGGCGGTTCTACGCTCCACCTGCTCAGGTTTTGAATTGTATTTTGCTTGGGCCAGTTGACGGGCTTTAGTAGCCATTTTGATTTTTGGACCTATTTTTATTATTTTCGACAAAAAGAAAAAGAGTTTATATTTATGTCTTACATATGGATGTTCGAACTTCGTAAGTGAAGTCAGTTACGACCATAAGGACTAATAAACTATATAACGAGAAGTATTGTAAGTAAGATTTAAATAACTAAACAAACTTAATTGAACAGCGAGATGTGTATCTCTTAGTTAATATACATATTATATCATTTTTTTATACCAAAGTCAATAGCAAATGTACCATTCTAGGGATTATAGGCCAAATAAAAATGATGTCAATAGGGAATTTTATATATTTTAAAGAAAAATGCATGAAATAACCGGATGTTAGCAAGCGGATGCCTTTAATTTTTTATGTAATAACTGAGGTGACTTCATAATCGACTTCGAGGCCCCGGCTCCAGGCCCCCTACCCCCCCGTAACTGTAGCTGTTGCAGTTACACACCCAAGGGAACAAACCATGCACAAAGGGTGAACCATCCATACGCCGCATTAGAGCCTGCCACAGCGGTTTTATGGGCTCTCAAGTGCCTGTGCCTTGGTATACCGTGAACGGGCCTCTAGCAGGCCTCCAAGCGCCTTAGAGAGGCATTGCAGAGGGGCTTCGAGGGTCTGCATCCTGCTAGGTCATAGAGTGTGGCATATCGTCGCAGGCATGATTAGGGGCTTGATTATGCAGTGCAGCATAAGATACCCGGGAATGACCCCAACGGGGCGGCCCAAGGCGCACAAGTAAAGCGTAAGTATTTGGGTCTTTGCTTCCAAGTATTGGAGGCTTTGATCTTTGACATTGTGAATAGAAAGCCAAGGTTAGCCCGCAAAGAGGTGCAGAAAACCATGCAACAACGCATGTGTGCAACCCAATGGAGCAATGCCAATGCACAAGTATTACACTCTAGTATCTCAGTCATACATGCCCGGATGCACAGACGATTGGGTCATTGAATTCGGAGCATATGAGCGTGAAGACGTTCTGTCAGAGTTAGAAGACTACAAATATAGAGATAAGTGCGACGGATTGAAGATCAAATACAAGATTATCTGTACCGATGACACACAAGCGGAAGTCAATGCCGCAGTTGACAAGCTGAATAACACCTAACGGACACCTTAGACCGTATTTCTAACACCTTTGTGCGCCCCTTTTCGTGTTAACCTTGGCCCAAATGTGACTGTTACAAGTAAAAGGGCTTGGTCCTACAAAAGGAGACAAGCTAATGGCCTTCGAAATCGAATATCTGCAATTCCTGATTAACCTAAGGGTCGCCTTGCTTACTGCAATCGAGCGTCAGCGTCGGCAATATACGCCTATCGATTACACACAAACATGGGACGATACATGGTTTTCGTCTGACATGTATGAGGTAGAGGTCTATTCACATAGGTATTTACAACCTATGTCCATGACAATGAATTACTAAATAATCTCAGCGCCAAGCCCTTTTACTTGTAACAGTCACAATTCAACTAGAGAAAGGACTAAAATGTCTAGACTACTCTTAGACTTCCTTGTCATCGCCTTGTTCACCTTTGTCGTATGCCTTCTCTGCGGCATGGTGCAACAATGAGCATGTTCCGCCAATACTACAGAGAGACAAGGGAATACCTAGCGGGGCAGAGCGCTTGGTTGCATTTCAAATCAAAGGAAAGCAACCCTTATGACCCTGTAAAGCAAACTAAGCTTTGGCTCCGCTGGGACAATGGTTTCAATGAAGCTGAAAGCTTTGCCAATGATGGTTATCAAGTAACAGATGAGGATTAGGAACAAATGCGCTTCTCCGTTTATCATCAACTAGCAGTAAAAAACCGTGTGACGTGGTCTTATGTTCACGCCACAAGATATTCGGAACGATTGACGATAGTCAACAAAAGGTCCGGACGAATTCTAAAAGTATACCCTGCACAAAAACCGGCCCACTATACCGGAGTGCGGAGAAAATGCACTCCGGCTTATTACGAATTTTAGCGGGCTAATACCAACTAATACTTGGGCGTATGAGGGTCAGACCTTGTGCGCCCTTTTTCTTTGTCCATACATGACCCATTTTGGGTCGCCTGGGCGTTGACAATTAAAAACATATCCGACTTCGCGCGCACACGATATCAGTCTATCACAACAAGGTCGCATATATTTCACGCATGACATAAACTTTGTAACATGCCTGCAACAAATGGGGCGCAAAACTGCAAGCGTGGTGAAACCCCCAAGGGGCGCATTGCCGCAAGG